TGTTAATAAAATGGGAGATAATACGAGAGTCAGTACATTAGATAAAATATCGAACGCTTTTCCAGATATAAACATTGCTTGGCTTAAAACAGGAGTTGGAGAAATGATATTAGGGAGCGAGGAAAACAAGCATATTCCACATTACGACGGTTTAAAAGGCAAAGCTATTCCACATATAGACGTAGTGACTGCCTCATGCGGTCTGCCCAATGGCTTTAACTCTGCAATAACAAAAGGAGACTGTGAGCGATATATTATCCCCGATATGCCCGGTTGTGATTTCACGATCCGCGCCGGAGGTCGTAGTATGATTAACAGAGACGTCCCAGAACGGAGCATTAATGATCGGGACATTGTAGGATGCCGGATCGTTACAACTAGATCACACGTAAGATGGGGTGAGGTATACGCTTTAGCAACATACGACGGTATAATGATAAAAAAGGTCGAAGAATCAGAACAGGAAGGATATATAAAATGTGTTCCTTTTAATAAGGAAGAAGGTTTTAAACCTTATGATGTTCCGGTCAATGAAATACACGATTGGGCACTGGTCGTCGGTGTGGTAAGCGTAAAGGCTTGGATTTAAAATATAAAAATGAAATAATATGAAAAACTAATACTTTTTATTAGCAGAATGAGGCTATAGAAATGCAATTTAATTATAAAACTTATAAATGATATTATGAAAATAAAAGTAATATGTCAGCAATGTTTTCATAAAGGGTATCT